CCACCATAGAAGACAACAGAAGAAGAACCATCAAAGGTATTCTTCATAATATATCTAAGACCAATCTCTGTAGTATGACCTGTCCTAGTTTCGACAGTGCGTTTCATCTTAGGTAGAATGTACTCTGCATAGCAGACTGCACCACCCTTGGTGATATGATCTTTGATCTGTACATCTTCCAACACTGACGGGTCGAAGTGATTGACCATCTGTTCTTGCAAAGGTATGAGAACTTCCTCGTTCTCAACGACACGGTAGTTAGACTTGACGATAGACAGACATGTGTCTTGATCGGTCCAGCCATCACCCTTGGTCAGCATCTTGTAGTTCTGTGACACAAGACCACTGATGATACCAACAACTTCCTGCTCGAAAACAGGAAAGAAAATTTCACGGTCGTTCTTTGTCGTAAGATGTTCCAACATCGTATAACTCCTTGTACTTGGTTGCTTCAATAATTGAACGGAAGAGTTTAGTCCTAGTTCTTTCCCGTCCATCTTCACTGACAGAGACAATTATAACTCTGTAATTATCTTTGTCAAATTTTTCTATATAAGAATAACAACTGTCACTCATTGTTATTCTTTCTTCTCTATGTTGCCAAGTCTTTTCTTTACATCTTCTAGTTGTGTGTAATTCAACACACTGTGTACACTAGAAGTAAGTAACATAGCAGGTGCTAGACAACCTGACAAGACTGTTGCTGCCACCAGAATGGTGATCCATTTTTCCATGTCGCAAACCTTCCTTTGTCTCCAATGTAATAGTTGCGGTACGCCCTGATAACATTGATACTTTTGTATTCGTCAGGCATACATTGCGGCGGGTCTTCCCATCCTACTGAGCGTAGCTCGTATGGTAGTTGCATTAGATTACAAACAATACCCTTACGTTCTGTTGCATGAATTTTATTATACCTTTTAGTGTACTCACGGCAGGTGTGAGACAGCAGTCTATACAACCAGCGGTAATGGTGCATACTCTGCCTTGCCCACACCGCTGACGGGTGGTTCTTGTGCGTTGACTTGTAACATTCGATTGCTGGCACACCGTCAAGTTCATGGTGTGCAGTTGATAGTAGTTGTGCATACTCAAGAATCATCTTGACAACATGCTTGTCGCAATGATATGCTGCACAAACTTGCGGGTCGTTGTGTAAGTAAAAGATATTCATCAGTCTGTCTCCTCTAAAGATTCAAGAATGTCTTTCATCTGAAAGCCAAGACGAACAAGTCCTTCGGCATATTCATCCTTGCTTATTACTTTATAGTCATAGAGAGTACGTATTCTATCTACCTTTCTCTGCCAAAACTCTTCGACCGGAACGATGTTGTTGTCCTCATTCTTGGTCATATACTTTTCCGTTCTTTTCTTCCCATCGCTCACAGTAGGCAATGTACTCTGCTTTGCACCGGAGAGGCGAAAAGAACCAGCGAGGCAGACGCTCATAACGTCTCTCGTATTCTTCTCTCCACTCAGAAAACGTCATCATTTTCTTACACTCCTCACGTATATGGAACATAGTACAAGCATGATTCCATATAACAATACCATAACAGAAAGCCAATGTTCCTGCACTGATTCGTTGTAATATGTGCCATGCAAACCTGCAATAGCACACATTACACCAACAGACAACAGAAACTTAAACATCTGTGGATAACAGGATACGACTCTCCTCTCCGTATCCATCTTTGTAGAGGGTTGCAATCTCTTGCTCGTTGCCTTCCTCATCAATGGCAACGACGCTCACGGTGTGGAAATACTTTTCCTTTACCCTGTCAGTTTTGACAGTGTTCTGCTTCAATACAAGCTGAGACACACCGAAAACATTTGTTGGTCCTACTCGCATAGTCTTACTCCTTTCCTTTTTTCTTTTCGATACGGAAGATTTCTCGCTTGTAGTCACCCACATTGGCGAGGTAGTTAAACTTATGACGCGACCGTTTGAGATTGTCAAGGAATTTTTCAAAGTCAAACGTGCTATTCTCCAACGCTTCGAGCAAAGCACCATGAAACTGTTGCTTACCAATAACATTGTGTGCAAAGGTAGGATTGGTTGCACACCTCTGCATTCGTTTGATCTTGGATAGTCTATCTTTGACATGCTCTTCGTTGAAGGAATCATATCTTAACTTGCCCTCTTTAAAATTCCAACTACCACTTTTGTAGCTGGATGTTTTATTAAAGATTGCAATAAGAATACTATGAGACACAGTGTATTCTGACTTGTATCTCTTGTAGATATTGTATACATCTGCTGTTTCAGGACGCTGCGACCAGTAGTTCGCAAAGTCTTCCAGTGTCCAGTTGCGTTGGTGTGTGTTCATGTTGATGAGGTTCATGTCATTGTGACTGTCATCAATCATAATGTAAAAAGGTTTGGACAACATCTTTGCTACCTCATATCTATGTTGTCCATCGACAATGACAAGAGACTCGTTCTCTGCTCGCACGACGATTGGTCGTAAACGTAGCACATCGTTACGCTCGACAGACTTTTTCAATCTGTCCACATTAACATAGTTTATGTCACGATTACCATGAACGCCATTCAAAGAATGATACAAGTCATCACTTGGATTTACTTTGTAAATCTTATTAGATACTTGCAAGTTCTTCGTTGTCTTCTTTAAGAAGTTTAACATGATTAGTCCTCTAGTTTAGTTTCCCAGTACATCTCAGCAACCATCTGACGTTCCTCGTCAAATAGATGTTGCCAAGGCTTGTTTTGAAAGACATGATATGGATTATCAATACTTTCATAGTAAAATTTTATTTCGTGATCTACGATCTTTTCCCATTCGCTCATCATGTAACATCTCCCTCAGATTGTCCTGCTCAATGAGGATTGCCACATCTTTGCAGACATGGCAATCATCTTTGATGTAGTTTCTGTCCTTTGTGTACATGATCTACTACACTAGTGTAGTGGATAGGTGACGGCATACACCGTTTCGTCCCAACACTTACGGCAATCGCCGCACTCATTGTTGTTGCGTAGAGCATGGCATGTCTCGTCATGCTTGGTAGTAACACCCGACACATGTTGCCAGCGTTTCTTAAACTTGCCATCAACAAATTGTGACGAATGACGGATCACCATGTTGCTAGGTGTAGCACGATTAGACCGTGCAACAATCTGACTGTCCTGTACAGGCAGCCAATGCTTGAGATATGGTGTAGCTTCCGCAACGTCATACAGCATGTGCAAATGCCATACATCTAGTAGATCACCGCTATCATGCCACCGCATGTATGCAACGTCATGCATCGCCATCGTATGCAAGTCCTTCCACTCTCGCTTGTTTGGCATACGCCCTTCGTTGCAGAAGAACGTGTCGAGATGTTCTTCCAATGCTTCGGCGAATTGCTTGTCGAAAGTCTTGTTCAATACGAACACCATAGCCTCGACCCATTGCGGATGATACAATCCGACAAGCCGTACCGTCTGAGCAATCTGCACCGATGGATAGGTGTAATTGCCACGTTCATCCGCAAAACATTTATAGCAAGGCGTGCCGGGAATACGTGCCAGCACCTTCCCCACAGCGCAGCCGTATTGCAACGGCACAGGCAAGCCACGTTGCTTGCATATGGCCGGGACAAATCCGGCATTGCTGGCAGGTAAACCGTATGCATTACCCGGCATTTTTGACGGGTTGCCAAGCGATCCAATGATTTCTCGCGCTTGTTTCAACGTAGTGATCTGCATAGTATCAATCCTCTATCCATTGTTTGAACGTCTTGGGAAACTCGTCACGTGCCACGCACCATACGTAGCATTCGTAACGCTCCACCAACTTAGGCGGCGCGTCCCATTGCATCAATCGTTGATGATACAGGAAACGTCGTATCGAAGCATTCGTCTTGAACATTATTATACCTCCTCAAACGGTAAGCTGGTTTTGATCGAATCGATTTGATCAAGACAATCATAGTACTCCAAATTCTGGAGTATGTTCAAGGCCAACTGCCCCGATCCTTTTTCTCCAAAGTCAATCGTAAACGTCCCGACCGCACCGCCGGGATATTGTAGACCATCGTCACCAAAAGTAAACGATATAGTGCGACCTGCTGGCGTAGTTAAACTGATAGAGGCAACGTCCTCATACGTTGCGTCAACTGTGTAACTTATTTTATAAAAAGGATTTTCCGCGTTCCACGTTTCCACGTGTTCACGCATTACATCCGGTCTATACCACGCATCACTGCGAAGGTCCGCAAGCGAAGCAAACTCTCCGCACACAATATCATTGATGATGGCGGTGTTTAGGCTAGACACTTCGATTGAATAGAACATGGTATTTTCCTTTCTTATTCGTCTTCAGTTTTTCTAATTACAGCTTCGATGCGTTTGATGCAAGTAGGTATTGCATCTATCTCAGCAGCGTCTAACGCATCTTTAAGTAATTCACGTATCTCTTTCTTGAAGATACGAAAGTTTTGTTGCGCTTCGTTCAAGTCCCAAGCAAGATGTATCTCTCTCTCGCTTTGATTCATTTCCACATCTCCTTCATTTTACTAGTAAAACGCCCATCGTTTTGTGACGTGTTCATTGCGTCGAATGACTCGACTTTCCAACGTAACAAGACTGGAACGTCCCAACACGGAACGCCAGTCAAAATGCATGAAGTGCGCTAACGCTTGGTCTGGCGTAGCGTATATCTTGTCTTGCGTGCTGTCTCGGATATCGTGCACGCATACTCTTCCGTCAGTCGTATGCGTCACACGTCCCACGACTTGCTTGTCGAACAAGACTTTTAACGTCCCGTCCCGACCTTGTCTAAGCTGTAAGGTCAAACGTCCCTCCTGTTTTACTAGTAAAATGAAAAAACAGAAACAGAAAAGCAGGCATGCGAATAGGCGCGGCAACAAGTGCCGCACCCTATCGCTTGCCTTGTTAATGGTGGTTACTTAGTCAGCTTGGCGAATATCGCGGCGATTGTAGCCGCGTCCTCGACGCTGATCGCGCTGCCGTGTTTTTCTTGTGCCTTCCGCCACGACTGGAAGGCGGCCCTTAAAGTATCGTCCGGTGTTTTCTTAGTCGCGGCGGCGTATAGTGCGCGAAGCGTGTTATCGTTTTTCTTTTCCGAATAAATGGAAGGAATAAAACCGTAAACTTGTTCGACCTTTCTTACTTGCGAAAACACTTGGCCGAGCGTTCGAGGTTTGGCCTTCGTTCCGCCAGTATCGCCAGCCGACGTGATATTATGCTTAAAACCAAAGGCTTTTGAGATGATCACGTCGATTTCGTCAATCGTATATCCATCGCCGGACATTGACTGGATAACGTCGAGGTATTGCTGACCCACTTGGGTTTTTTCAGACTGTAGTTCCGCCGCCGCTTCGCCCGCACGCGCTTCGTTCTCAATTGCTTCATTCAAGGCTGAGGCAACATCGGCAGGAAGCGCCGGGACGCTATCGGGATTGTTGCTTTGCATGAAAGCGGCGAACGCGGCGCGATCTTGTGCGGCCATTTCCTCTACATTCTTGCGGGCGGCGATTGCTTGCTTTGCTTTTGTGGTCATCTTGTAAACCTCATTTTACTAGTAAAACCGGAAAAGGTCCGGCGCGGACGCGGATCGCCCGCATTAGGGATATGGGGTGTTTCAAGGGGTTTTGAAGGGGTGAATGTAAAAATAAATAAAAAAAGATTTGCCTTTTTGTCTAATAATTATCGCGTATTGGCATAAACATTGCTTTGCAAAAAGCGTTCCAGATTCATCATGTGCTGATACGACAAATTGGCTAAAATCCGCCATTTCACACCTCGGAAAGTGTATAAATAAATGCATGCAAAGATACATACAAAGATGCATGCAATAATATATGCAATTATGCATATAAATTTTCCTGCGCTTTTGCGTCTAACTTTACATGCAAAGATACATGCAAAAGTATATGCAAAAGTATATGCAAATTTACATATATAATTGACTGTATATATACATGCAATTCTGCATCTAATTTGCCGTACCCCCACGGAAAAAATATGCCCCGTGCGCACGTCATATGATAATGCCACTGTCATATATTTACCAAAAATACTAGGGTAGTTTAAACTACAAATAAAAAAACACCCCCCTTTGTTTTATTTTACAAGAGAGGGGTGGCTATAATAATAAAAAAATACTAGGGTGTGTTAAACAGGTTCGCTACCCGGCTATAATTCTATATAGATATAATAAGATCAATATCATAAAGTCTTAACCTAGTTGATATTGTAAGTCTTTATTTTAATCTATATACTTTTTTCTATATTTTAATCTATAACATAATCTATATAGAGAGTAGTATACCAGATACAATAGTAAAGAACAACGGTATTGGAAAAATAAATTATAAGTGTTGCAAAAATATCACACCATCCTTAACTCTTTCCCTTGTCTTCCCACAGGGTAGGGTGGTACAATACACTTGGATACTTAATTCTATATAGATATAAGGAAAGATATTGGAGGGTGCTTATGTGTGACAATCCTAATTGTAAATATAAATACCAGTGTAATTGTAATGACTGTAGCTGTTCACCAAATACAGACGGAGAGAAAGGTCTGTGTAAGTGTTGTAAAGACATTATGGTTGCAGGTCTAACAGAAAAAAACAATGACAGCTAGTGAAAAGAATAAACAGGACTTATCTGATCAGGAGATTACCTATAACATTCTTTTGAGTATAAGAAATACTTTGAATGTTATGGTGCAGCAACAGGCAAAGGATGACTTTCTTACTTTTGTTCGTAAGGTAGCACCTACGTTAATTACTGACTGGCACATGGGCAGACATATTGAAGTTCTGTCAGATAAGTTACAGCAGGTAGTGGAAGGAAAGATCAAACGGTTGATGGTCTTTCTTCCACCACGTAGCAGCAAGTCAGTAATCTGTTCCAAGTTATTTCCTGCGTGGTACATAGGTAAAAATCCTAACCACGAGATACTTACTGTCAGTCACTCTGATCAGTTGTCCAGTGACTTTGGTAGATCAGTACGTGATATCGTAAACACTGAAGATTTTACAAATATGTTTCCCGGTGTTAATCTGCGTGCAGACGTTCGTGCTGCAGGTAAGTGGAAGACAAACCTCAATGGTAGTTACTATGCTGCAGGTGTAAGATCACAGATTGCAGGGCGTGGTGCACACATTGCCATACTTGATGACGTTATGTCAGAAGAAGATTCATTCTCTGATGCAGGCAGGCGTTACATAAAGGAATGGTGGCCTTCAGGTCTTCGTACACGTATTATGCCCAATGGTGCAATTATTATTATTAATACTCGCTACCACTACGATGATCTGTGTGGTTGGTTATTAAAGCAGCAGGACGAGTTTGACATTGAAACAAAGATGCGATGGAACGTAGTAAGTATACCTGCATGGTTGGACGAAAAGTCCAGTAAGCTGTTGGGTCTTCCTGAAGGTACAAGTTACTTTCCTGAATGGAAGGACGATGAAACATTACGAATAGACGAGATGGAAATTAAGGCAACCAATGGATCAAAGTATTGGGAAAGCTTGTACATGCAAAACCCCACACCTGATGAGGGTAGTCTTATCAAGAAGAACTGGATCAACTGGTGGGAGTACGAAGAACCACCAAGCTGTGACTTTATCATGCAAACTTATGATACTGCCTTTAGTACAAAGACAACAGCAGACTACAGTGTTATACAGACGTGGGGAGTGTTTCATTTCCATGAGGATAGTGAGGACGGTATAGAGGGAGTAGCAAGTAATTTGTTGCTACTGGGTAGTGTACGTGGTAGATTTGAATACCCTGATCTAAGACGTATTGCACAACAGGAATATCAAAAGCATAAGCCTGATATTTGTGTGGTAGAAAAGAAAGCAAGTGGACAGTCGCTAATACAGGACATGAGAAGAAGTGGTCTTCCTGTCTTGGAGTACATGCCTGACAAGGACAAAGTGTCAAGAGTATTTACTGCTTCTCCCTTGTTGGAAGCAGGAAGAGTGTGGTTACCAAAGGGAAAAGAATGGGCAAGAGAATTGTACGAGGAAATGATACTGTTTCCCTATGGCAGACATGATGATCAGGTGGACGCAATGACCATGGCAATACATTATGTCAAGGACAGTTGGCGCTTGGAACATCCTGAAGACCCGGACTGGGAGGACGATGTTAATCCACGCAGGCAGAAACGTGTTGCATATTGGAGAGTTTAATGCTATAGTATTTTTTATCACATTTGCTTTACAGGGAAAATAAGACAATGGGCTTAAAAGCTACAGATTTTATGGGTTTAATTCCTGCAGTAGTAGGAAGAAAAGGAATTAAAGGTCTAAGTCCACTAGGTTTACTTCTTAGTGAGGGTGATGACGATAAGAATGAAGAAGTAGTTCCTGCTCCTAAGACTGCTGAAGATGAACAGATGACAGGAACAAAAGGTTTGGGTGTTAGCACCACAACAACAAAAACTACTGGTGGTTTAAAAAAAGGTGGTAAGGTAGCTAAGGCTAAAAAGCGTAAAGGATTTAATGGTAAGGGAGCAGGAGCGGCACTTCGCGGTTTTTAATATATGCAAGAACACGTTTTAGAAAAGAGGCAGGACTTTTACTTTCCTGTCAACGATGATCACTTTTCAGGAGAAGAGTATCAAAAGCCACACAGAATAAGAAGTTTACAGTTTGTAGATGACTTTGATGTTGCATTGGATGTAGGCAGTCATGTAGGTACATGGGCAGTAGACTTGTGTAACAAGTTCAATAAGGTTTATTGTTTTGAACCAATTGAAATACACAGAGAATGTCTTACACGTAATCTGTCAGGTTTTCCTAGTGATAGATTTGAAATACTACCTTATGCACTGGGAGCAGAGAATGACGTAGAGATTGCACTGGAGTACGCTGCGGAAGGTAACAGCGGTACTGCTTCAATCACTACGAATGTAGAACAGGGAGAGTACAAGGCAGTACTAAAGACACTTGACTCTTTTGACTTTGAAAAGATTGATTACATTAAAGTGGACGTTGAAGGTTTTGAATTACAGTTTCTCAAGGGAGCAAGTGAAACAATCAAACGTACAAAACCTGTAATCAATATTGAAATTAAAAATACGTGTGAACGATTTGGTACTACACAACAGGAAATAGCAGACTACCTTGTTGCTGATCTGGGTATGGACTGCGTAGGTAAAACAGTAGCAGATTATATTTTTGTTTATCACACATAAGGTATAGATTAAATGGCAGAACAAAGACAAACACCTAAAAACCTTCCTATAGGTGGTAGTAATGTACCATCTGTAAAGATTCAAGCACCAAAGGAAGGTTTGGAAGGTCTTAAAGAAATGTTATCAAATGTTTTCTCTAAGGGAGATAAAGCTGCACGTGCTGCTCTTGGTCCTGCCGCTGCTCCTTTAGAAGGACTTTTAAGTTTATTTGATTTACGAGATGTACCTGCTGCTTTGTCTTCTGCAGGAAAAGATTTACAAACAGGAGTATCAGAAGGTGATGCTGAAGCTATGCTTGCAGGAGTTTTAGCAACTGCTCTTGTTGGCGCAGAAAATATACCGGGAGGTAGAGCAGCAAGTAAAGCAAGTAAGGCAAGTAATCGTATTAATAAAGAGGAGACTACGAGAGATTATCCTGATGTTAATCTAAGTAGTAGATTAAATTTTAAAAAACAAATACAATTTTTAGAAGACCATGGTTATAGTTTATTACGAGCAGACAGTAAAAACAAAGACTTTACATATAAAGTAGAAGATGATAGGATTATTGCTTATACCCCTTTAGGCGGAACAAAAACCAAGGTAGAACAAAAAACTTTTAAAAATCCCACTTTAAAACAAATGCGTAATTGGATGGGATATAAGAAAGGTGGTTCTGTGGTAGAACGTAATCCTTACAACTATACAGCAAAGGCAATATAGAACATGGCAACTGAACGCAATCCTTTTGATCCTATTCCTTCAGTAGAACTTTCAGTCGTAGAGATTCAAACTGAGAGTGAAGATTCAAATGCAAGCATGGAATACGATCCTAGTGATGGTGGTATTGTAGTAGAGTTTAAGAGTAATTTAGATGAAGGCTTGTCTGACGAACAGATCGAAGAAAAGGACGAAGAGTTTTTTAGAAACTTGGTAGACGATCTGGACGAAGAAACTCTTGAAGACATTGCCATTCAAGTACATGACAACTTTACTGCAGACAAGGACAGTCGAGCAGAATGGGAAAGTATGTTTGAACGTGGCTTTGATCTGTTAGGTCTAAAGCTGGAAGAAGCATCAGAACCATTTGAAGGTGCATGTACTGCAGTTCATCCAATCCTTATTGAGTCAGCAGTTAAGTTTCAGTCAAAGGCAACACAGGAATTGTTTCCTGCCAGTGGACCAGTAAAGTCCCAGATCATTGGTGAAGTATCAGAAGAAAAAGAAAAGCAAAGCCATAGAGTCAAAGACTTTATGAACTATCAGATCACTGAACAAATGCCTGAGTACTTTGACGAGTTTGAGCGTATGCTCTTTCACCTGCCGCTTATTGGATCAGCATTTAAAAAGATTTACTTTGACAGCAGTTTAAACCGACCTGTATCAGAGTTTGTTCCTATTGACCAGTTCTATGTGTCTTATTATGCTACCGATCTACGCAGAGCAGATCGCTACACGCATGTTATCTATCGCTCACCAGTAGAGATGCAGCGAGACATGGCAGCAGGAATGTACGCAGACATAGACCTACCTGAAGCAAGTACACCAGAGTTTGCTCCTATCAGTCAGAAGATGGATACAATTATGGGTCTGTCTCCTTCTGGTAGTCACGATCCACAGTACGTTCTTCTTGAGCAGCACTGCTATCTTGATCTGCCCGGTAAGTTTGCAGACGATGATGGTTTGTCTCTTCCCTATATTGTTACCATTGAAGAACAGAGCCGTAAGGTTTTGTCTATTCGCAGAAACTACAATAAAGATGATCGGCGCAGAGAAAAGAAAATCTTCTTTACTCATTATCGTTTTGTTCCCGGTTTTGGTTTTTATGGTCTAGGATTGATTCATTTCCTTGGTAATCTTACCATGACTGCAACTGCAGCAATGCGTAGCTTGGTTGATGCAGGTCAGTTTGCAAACCTACCCGGCGGCTTTAAGGCGAAGGGTTTACGTATTGTAGGTGACAATGATCCTATTGCTCCCGGTGAGTTTAGAGAAGTTGAAGCTACAGGTAATGATCTGTCCAAGATGATCATCAATCTGCCATACAAAGAACCTTCACAGACTTTGTTTCAGATGCTTAACTTTGTTACTGCTACTGCACAGAAGTTTGCCGACACAACCGAACAGGTTATTTCAGATGCAGCAAGTTACGGTCCTGTTGGCACAACAATGGCACTGTTGGAAGCAAGCAGCAAATTCTTTAGTGCAATTCACAAACGACTACATAAGTCACAACATGACGAATTTAAATTACTAAGTAGAATTAACTATGAATATCTACCTGAAGAATCAATGGTAGATATTCCAAACGGTACACTTAATATCTATCGTAATGACTTTGATGGCAGGATTGATATTATTCCTGTATCTGATCCTAATATTCCTTCCTCTGCACACCGTATGATGATGGCACAGCTTGCACTGCAGTTGTCTCAGTCAGCACCTCCCGGTATGTTCAATGTGGAAGAACTTAACAAGACAATTCTTCAGGCAGCAAACATTCCTAATCTGGACAAGATCATGCCTGAAAAGCCTTCACCAATGCCTCTTGATCCTGTCAGTGATATTCAGGCTGCAGTTAAAGGTATGCCAATTCAGGCATTCATGGGTCAGAACCATGACGCACATATTCAGGTAAAGACCATGTACATTCAAGACCCGATGAATGGTGCTAATCCTATGATGCAGCGTATTGTTCCTGTACTGCAAGCAAACATTCAGGAACATATGATAATGAAGTATCAGGAACAGATTAGTGGTGTGTCAAAAGAAATGATTGCACAGTACGGACCTGAAGCTGCTGCTGCAGGTGTGGACGTACAAGACCCACGTCTTATGGAACAGGTTATTGCCGCTGCTGCACAACAGGTGGCACAGGCAAATCAAGCTGCAGCACAGATGCAAATGGCAGCTACACCTGAAGCACAGATGGTTCAGATTGAACAGCAGCGTCTGGGTGTTGAGCAACAGAAAGTTCAAACACAGATGGCAAAGGAAGCTGCTACTGCTGCTAATAAGAACCGTGAACTTGATCTAAAGGAAATGGAAATTCAGTTGAATATGTTCAAAGAAGGTGCTAACCTTTCTAGTGCAAAAGAAGAAAAAGAACTGGATCGTAATGCAAAGAAAGCAATTGCAGCTTTGGATGCTCTTATTGATCTTGCCAAGACAGAAGCAAGCATTGACAAGGACAAGGCACTGAAAGCAGCAGACATGTTAACTAACTTTATTGGACAGGCACGTAGGGGATAATAGGTTTTGAACTTTTGGGATGAGTTGAATTTAAAGTACGAAGAAAAAATACTAGACTTAAAAAATTCTCTTGCATATGGTAACGCTTCAAGTTACGATGAATATCGTCACGCAGTGGGTGTGATTGAAGGTGTGGAATGGGCAACTGAATGCCTCAAGCACATTGTAAAACAACGTATCTATGAAGAGGAGGATATGGACTAGATGCAAGCAGTACGAATGGATAAGGCAGTTGATGCTGCTGATTGGGTAACAGACGAGAGTGCAGTAAAGGTAGACCTTAAAAGTTTGCCAAGCATTCCCGGCTTTCATCTACTGGTTCTTCCAGTAGCAGTAAAGCAGAAGACAAAAGGTGGTATTATTCTACCTGATAAAGTAAAGGACGATGTAGCTTACCTCACTACCGTTGCTAAAGTTTTAAAGAAAGGTGACTTAGCTTACAAAGACGAAGACAAGTTTCCTAACGGAGCATGGTGTGAAGTAGGTGACTATATTTGTTACGCAAAGTATTCAGGACAGAAGTTTATGTACAAGGGTATGAAGCTACTTCTTATCTTTGATGATCAAGTAATTATGAAAGTTGAAAAGCCAAGTTTACTTGATCCTACATATCATCTTTCAAATTAAATTTGTATCTTATAATAATTTATTGTAATATACTAATACAGCGGGTAGATTAAACCAATACGTTAGATTCGCTGCTAACGGGTAAGAGAAAAAGGAAATATATTAATGAGTGAAGAATGGTCAACAGTTGACGTAAATTCAGATGAGGACAAAACTCCTAAAGTTGAGTTTGAAGTTGAAGAAGAAGAAGAATTAGAAGCTGCACCAGAAGTTAAGAAGGTTGAGAAGAAGCAAGAAAAAGAAGAAGAACAACCTGAAGAACTAGACGGTATTCAGACCAAGGGTGCAGAGAAAAGAATTAGACAATTAATTCGTCAACGTAAAGAACGCGATGAAGAATTACAACAGCTACGTAGTGAAATTAATAATCTACGTTCGGCTGTACAGGAAAGAGATACACAGCTTTCTTCAAGTTTAAAAAATTCTATTGACAGTACTGAGAGTCAATTAGAGTCAAACATTGAAGCAGCTAAACAGTTATACAAGCAAGCCGTTGAATCAGGTGATACTGACGGAATGCTGACAGCACAAGAAAGCATGAGCAAAGCCTATGCAGAAAAAAATCGTGTTGAACAGCAGAAGGCAGCTTGGGAAGAATACAATCGTGCTTTAGAGTCAAATGGGCAGCAAGCAGCACAAGTTGCACAACAGCAACAACAGACTCAAGAGTACGATCCAAAGGCAGTAGAATGGGCAACTAAAAATTCATGGTTTGGTCAGGATCAGATTATGACTGCCGCTGCTCTTACTATTGACCAAGAACTGAAGGGTGAAGGTTATGATCCTTCAGATGATGATTTTTACGAGGAAGTTGACAATCGTTTACGTCAGCGTTATCCTCACAAGTTTCAGGATATTAACTCTGAACCTGAAACACCTCGTTTGCAGGACACGACTACAAGTTCTGCTCAAGTGGTAGCGGGTGCGTCACGCACACCAAAAACTTCTCAGAGTAGCAATAAAGTCAAACTTACTCAAGAAGATGTAAGGTTGGCAAATAAATGGGGTATACCACTTGAAAAGTACGCTGCTGAAAAGCTAAAGGTCGAACAGGCTGATGGCGAATACACCAGTGTTTATAGTTAAGCGTGGATAAGGAAGGACAAATACAATGACACGAAACACAACATCACGAGAATCAAGCATGAGGGAAAATAAAACTCGTAGAGTTTTTGAAGAACCAAATTGGTTAAATATTCCTGACACAGTTCGCAACCGTTTTAAGAGTGAAGGAATGTCTCTTCGCTGGCTGCGAATTACTTTGAAGGGACAAGACGACATTCAAAACATTGGCAAGCGTTTAGCCGAAGGTTGGGAATTAGTCAGTCAGGAAGAAGTTCCTGAAATGCTTATATCTTCCGTCGTGAGGGAAGAAGGACGATATGCAGGAGCGGTCTGTCGTGGAGACTTGGCTTTAGGCAAAATGCCTACTGACCTAGCTGAATCTCGTCAAGAGTTTTATGAAAACAAGAGTAGAGAGGCAGTACAAGCTGTTAACATGCAGCTAATGAACAGCTCTGATTCTCGTATGCCTATCTCTAACTCTAGTCGATCAAAAATTACAACAGGACGGCGAGCGTCTTTTCAAGATTAGTTTGTTTTCCTGTTTGTCAATGTATTTAACAAGGAAAGGAACATAGTGTTATGACTACTACTAAGACACTAAATGGACTTACTCCTTCCCGCATTCGTGGTGGTGCACCAAACAGCAAAGCCACAAATGACTATCCAATTGCGAGTGCCTATGACACTAACATTTTTACTGGTGATATCGTCGTTAACAATGCTGGGAATATTGAAGTTCTAACTACTACAACTCAGAAAGCCATGGGTGTTTTCATGGGTTGTCGTTATGTTGCTAATGGTGAACCAAGCTGGTCAACTTACTGGCCAGCTAATACTTCAGTAACAGAAGCATATGCTGCTGTTGTTGATAATCCACAGGCAACATTTATTGTTCAGGCAGACGCAACAGTTTCTGCTGGAGATATCAATTCACAAAACTTTAATGTTACACTTGGTGCAGGTTCTACCTTTACTGGCAAGTCAGGGTTTGGAATTAAAGCCAGCACTCGTACAACAGGAAATGCAATGCTTCGTCCAATTGCAGTTCTTGATGTACCGGGTAACGACATTGCTGTTAATACAGAGCGTGCCTTCCCCAAGCTGGAAGTTCGTATCTTGAAGCATGTGGATGCATATATCTCTGCTGATGCTTCAGTAAACTAAGTAAGGGAAAGGAGTAATTAATAATGGCTATTAATCGCGCTAGTATTGCTAAAGAGCTTCTTCCCGGTCTAAATGCCGTTTTCGGTCTTGAGTATGGTGATGTTGATAATGAACATGCACCTCTATTCGATATTGAAAATTCAGATCGTGCATTTGAGGAAGAAGTTCTATTTACTGGATTTGGTTCTGCACCTGTTAAGAGTGAAGGTGCTGCTGTCCAGTATGATGACGCACAAGAAAGCTACACTGCTCGTTACACACACGAGACAATCAGTCTAGCCTTCTCAATTACAGAAGAGGCAATGGAAGACAACCTCTATGACACATTTGCCAAACTACGTGCACGTGGTCTTGCTCGTTCAATGGCAAACACCAAGCAGGTAAAAGCTGCAGACGTTTTCAATAACGGCTTTAGCAATGCTTATCTTGGTGGTGATGGTCAGCCACTATTCAGTGACAACCATCCAGTCATTGATGGTGGTGTTCAAGACAATGATCTTGACGCTACCGATCTTTCAGAAGCATCTCTCGAATCTGCTCTTATCACTATCTCCAAAGCACAGGATGATCGTGGTATTCTAATCGGTATTCGTGCAGAGTCTCTTCACATTCCACCTGATCTTGCCTTTACTGCAGATCAGATTCTAAACAGCACATTAAGCACCACCACTGCTACTAACAGCACAACTGGTGTTACTAATGTCAATGACATTAACAGCATTCGTAATCAGGGTCTAGTTCCTGGTGGTTTCTTTGTAAACCATCGTTTCACTGATACAAATGCTTGGTTCTTAAAGACAGACGCACCAAATGGTACAAAGATGTTTGTTCGCGCACCACTACAGACCAAGATGGAACCTGACTTTGATACAGGTAATCTTCGGTTCAAGGCACGTGAGCGTTACAGCTTTGGCTGGTCCGACTGGCGTGGTTTTTATGGTGCTTCAGGTTCTTCCTAATAGTACCATAATAAACTAAAGAAAGTAAAGGGTAGGGAAAGAAAACTAAATTATTTTTTCCCTGCCCTTCTTTCTTTTGTATTTAGGTTTTATGAAGTATAATAAACCTAGTTTTATTATATGTCTAAAGGAAAAAATAAATGCCAACCAACATTCGACAGGGTTTTGTAACAGGCAGTGGTGCAGTTGTGGATGTTGCTTCAAGCGTTACAGTTGCTGATACACGTGTTCGTGCTATTCATTCTTCAGGTGTAGGTACTTTTTTAATTACAGGTACATCTACAGATGAGCACGGAACACTCAAGGGCAACAATATTAAGTTTGTAAATACAACAAACAATGATGTAAATGAAGTGTATGTTCCTGAATTTGGCATTCGTATGAATGGTCCAATAAAAGTTTCTGCTCCTACTTCCGCTTCTACGGTAGCAGTATTCTATGGCTAATTACACATATCTTGTAAATGATATTATTAATGCATGTGAGAATGACGGTACAGAGTTTTTAAACTATGTACCTAATATGGTCAATCGTGCAGAAGAAAGACTTACCAAAGACCTAGATGACTATGGTTTGGTAACGTACACTTCTGTTGCTGTAAGTCTGGGTAATAATATTGTTACTCTTCCTACAGGTACACGTGTTATAAAAAATATTAATATTTCAAGTAATGCTACAAAAATTAATCTGCTTCAAAGAACAGATGAATATCTAAATGACTACTGGCCTGTTTCAGCTTCAACTGCAGAGCCACGATATTATTCTCCTCGTAACAATAGTACAGTATTAATTGCACCTACACCTGCTTCTACGTACAGTGGACAGATAGTACATGTGAGCAGACCCACTACTCTTACTTCTGCTACACCGACAAACTATTTTTCTGACTACTGTTATGATTTACTGTTCAATGCATCAATGATTGAAGCAATGTTATTCCAAAAGGATTGGCCTGCTGCTCAGTTGTATGAACAGAAGTATGGTCAAGTTCTTGAACTACAGCGCAATCAGGCACGTAGAACAAGACGCGATGATATGCAAACTCCTGCAAGTCCTGCAGGTGCAGACAACAACTTAATACCTAATACTAATTAAGAAAGGAAAACTACAATGTATGGTAAAAAGAAAATGATGGGTGTTGGTAAAGTTAAGAAGTACAAAGATGGCGGTGCTATCACTCAGCAACAGGAAATGGCTATGGGTAAAATGTCTAAGTCATCCAAATCATCAAAGAGTAAAAGTAAAAAAAGCAAGGGCGGTTGTCAGAATAGACTGTACATGTAATGCCTCTTAAAAAAGGTTCAAGCCAAAAGACAGTTAGTGCAAACATTCGTAAGCTGAAAAAGGAAAAGTATCCTCAGAAGCAAGCGGTGGCAATTGCATTAAGTCAGGCAGGAAAGAGTAAGGAAAAAAGGAAACGTGGCTAAACTATGTCCAAAGGGTAAAGCTGCAGCAAAGCGTAAGTTTGATGTATATCCATCAGCTTATGCAAATATGTATGCGTCTGCTGTTTGTAGTGGCAAGGTAAAGCCGGGTGGAAATAAAAAGAAAAAAGTTGTAAAGAAGAAAGCAGGTGGTGGTTTACGCAAATGGGTAGACGAGAAGTGGGTTGATATTGGTGCACCAAAGAAGGACGGAAAGTATCAACCCTGTGGAAGAAAGTCAACCAAGAATACAAAGCGTAAATATCCTAAGTGTGTGCCACTTGCAAAAGCAAAGAGTATGACAGCAGGGCAGAAATCATCTGCAGTAAAACGTAAGCGAGCAGTTAAGCAAGGTGTAGGTGGTAAGCCTACTATGGTTCGTACTTTTAAAACTAGCACTAAAACACGTGGGAAAAAGTAATGGCTGTAAAAAAGAAACGTAAGTCTACTGGTAAGGGAATGAAGGGTCATACTATTGGCGGTGGACAGAAGCGTCCTACCAAACAAGGAGCAGGCATGACTGAAAAGGGTGTAGCTAAGTACCGCAGAGAAAATCCCGGTAGTAAATTACAGACTGCTGTAACTGAATCTAATCCTACAGGTAAACGAGCAGCACGCAGAAAGAGTTACTGTGCACGTAGTGCAGGACAAATGAAACAGTTTCCCAAAGCTGCTAAAAATCCTAATTCAAGATTACGCCAAGCACGTAAGAGATGGAAGTGTTAGATGGCTATAGGTAGATCAAGTATACCACAACAGATTACTAAAGTACCTAGTAAGAAAAGAAAAACTAAACGTAAAGTTAACAGGAGAATTAAAAATGGCAGTAAAAGAGTATACGTATAATTGGATTAAAAATCCTCGTACACAAGAGGACGTTTTAAAGATGACTGGTAAACCTACAGGTCAGGGTTTTGGTGCTGCACGTAAAGGTCCACAGGTTAAAGGTGCAGAACAAGATGTTGTTGTAGATTATGAACCGGGTAAGATTGTAGAGTATAACGACTAAGGATAACTCTAATGAGTACCAGCGGCACATATAACTTCTCAATGGATATTGATGAAGTTATTCAAGAAGCAATGGAAATGATTGGTGGTGAACAGACATTAGGACATGAACCTAAGTCTGCTCGTCGTTCAATTAATCTTCTTTTACAGGATTGGCAGAATCGAGGAATCCTTCTATGGACTGCTGGTACTACAGTAGTTTCAGTTTCTACTAGCGTTACAGCTTATGCTCTTACCTCTAGCACAATAGATATTACAGAGGCAGTATTAAGTAGAGATAATACTGATTTACAACTTGAAAGAATTAGCATGGAAGAGTATCTCAAGATACCTCGAAAGAGTCAAAAGGGAAGACCTACACAGTATGCTATTCGCCGTGATCGCGCTAACCCTACTCTTTACCTCTGGCCTGTACCAGAAAATACAACAGATACTCTTAAACTAGAACAGATAAAGTATACACAAGATGTTAATAAGTCTGCTGTACAAATTGCTGATGTATCGAGACGTTTTCTTCCCTGCCTTACAGCAGGTCTATCATACTTTATGTCAATGAAGCGACCCGGTGTAGATGGTTCACGTATTCAGTTTTTAAAGATGGAATACGAAGAAAGACTTTCAAGAGCAATGGACGAAGACAGAGAAAGAGCAAGTGCCTATTTTCTACCACGATTAAATAAAGTATAATTATGGCAAGCAACAAGCGAGCATTAGCAATATGTGACACTTGTGGTTTTCAGTATCCTCATAGGGTATTGAAGATGAATAGTTATGGTATGCTTGTATGCCCTACAGATTATGATGGAGCATATGATCTAAAGAATCATCCGCAGAATAGGACTGCTAATGTACGAGATGACGAGAGTATTCGTAATCCACGCCCACCATTGAATAATGATCGAAATCTAGTATGGAATAATGCTACTAATACTTGGGAAAATTATGACACTGATTGGAATATGATATAATGGCAACACTTACTGGATCAACAATTGCAAATAGTTATAAGCAGCTTCTCCAAGTAGGAAGTAATAATACTGGACTTACTGGAACAGTACAGACTGTTCAAGACGGATCAGGTACAAACTCAGGACTGCAGCTTAGTAATTCTACTGTTAACATTAATGGAACATTTCAGCTTAATGGTGTAACTCTTACTGCTAATGCATCTACACTAAATAATCTAGCTGATCTTACTGGTGTTGTAGGTCTTGTTGCTGTAAGCGGTGGAGAAGTAAACGGTAGAACTTTAACTGCTGGTGCAGGCATTGCAATCACTAATGGTGATGGTACTGAGGGCAATCCAACTATTGCTGTAAGTTTAGAAGATACAACAATTAATGTTGCTAAAGTATCTGCTTCTATTGCTACATTTAATAGTATTGTTAGCGCAGCATTCTTTGTAGGTGATGGTTCAGGTCTGACAAATGTTCCATCTGCCGAAGGTGGTACTGTTAAATTTATTGAAGCAGGTACTGGTATTAAGATTACAGTTGATGGTGCAGTATCAAGTTCAATACCTGTAAGTGGTACAATCCTTGTTTCTGCAGACCAAAACTTTGGTACAGTTTCAGTTAGTACTGCTCTTGCAGTAACAGGTGATCTGCTTATCTCTGGTGTTACTGCTGCAACAGTAAATGATGTTGCTGCAGTATCAGCATTAACACAGACAAATCTTGATTCAATTACCAGTATTAATACTGTAGTTGCAAATGTTTCAGCACTTACTTCAGTTAATGCTGCAGCTATTACAAGCATTAATACTGTAGTTGATAATCTTGACTTTGCAACAAGTGCTGAACTTGCTGCAGTATCTGTACTAACACAAACAAATCTTGATTCAATTACAAGCATCAATGTTGTAGTAGCAAACGTATCAGCACTTACAAGTATCAATGCAGCAGCTATTACAAGTATCAATGCAGTTATTGAAGGTAACGTATCTGCTGATAGTGGAACATTTAATACACTAACAGTTATTACATCTGCATCAATTGGCGGTACACTTAATGTTGGTGGAAATGTCAGTATTGGTGGTGATCTAACGGCTGGTGCGACGACGCTGAATGACGCCTCCACGTTCAAATCTAATAGCGGCTCTGTCACACGATTTGCGTATGACGCCTCTGGTAATCTCACCCTGAACAATATCAGCAACATCTATAAAGATGGCGCGGCGACATCTTTCCTGCAAATTGCTGGTGGTTCAACGACTGGCGCAGGTGGTGCCGCAATCTTCTACGGTGAAAGCCACCCGACAAACGCTAGTCAGATAGTATTGAAATCGGCGGGGACAATAGCCCTCACCTTAGACAGCAGCCAGAATGTCGGTATTGGAAAAAGTCCAAGCTACGCACGATTGGAAGTAAGTAATGGGTCAGGAACAACTCCTTCAGAAACAACTTCTGGAAATACAGTAGCGTTATTTCAACATAATGCAACAACATCAGATGTTGCTGCTATAAGTGTAATTGGCGGTACATCAGGTCAAAGTGCGCTTCATTTTGGTGATGCTGACGATGAAAATCGTGGCATGATTCAATATGATCACGGATCAGACTATATGGTTTTGAGAACTAATGGTTCTGGTGAGGACATGCGTATCGACAGCAGCGGCAACGTCGGTATTGGTACTTCGTCACCTTCCGCAAAATTAGACGTTAATGGCACCCTCTCGGCTGGGGCGACGACTGTTGATAGCTTAACTTCAACAAGTTCTGTGTTGGCCCAAAGTGCAACAACCCCAAAGCTTCGGCTTAACAACCAAGGTGCGTCTGGCAAAGACTGGCAATTAACATCTTTCACGGATGGCGTTCTGTATGTCGGCGTTAATGAAGTTGCGGATTATTTCACGCTTTCATCTACAGCAGCCACCTTCGCTGGTGACGTCACCGCCGGAGTTAATTTTAACTTACCAACAACAGGTAGGGTTGAATGGGATAGCGGACTTTGGATCAGAGGTACAACTGCCACTGACACGATAGATTTTATTACCAACGGGGCAACCGCCCTGACCCTTGCATCTGACCAATCAGCCACCTTCGCGGGGAATGTGAAGCTAGCAGACGCCCGTACACTCATATTCGGTAACAGCACGGATATGACAATCCAGCATACATCAAACAATAACTATTTGGATGTCAATACTGGATCGCTGTTTATCCGTGACGCAAGTGACAACAACATTGTCACATTTGCACAAGACCAATCATCCACCTTCGCGGGTAATGTTGGTATTGGCACTACTTCCCCAGTAGCCCAATTTGAAAGCCAAGCTGCAAGTGGCACACTTCAAACTCGCACTAAAGTAACTGGAAGTACTGCATCAGACATTGCTGAACTTGCTATATCTACTGGTACTCGTACACATTTAATTCAATCTAAAGGTTCATCAGGTGACTTTGTAATTCGTGATAGCACTGGTGCGACTGATAGAATTACTATGGACACTTCAGGCAATGTTGGTATAGGTACTTCGTCGCCTGCAAAACAACTTCACATAACCAAAGCGGCTAAAGCAGATATTGGTACACTAACAGATGGTGCAACCATCACTCCTGACTTTGATGCTAATCAGAACTTCTCTGTAACTCTTGGCGGCAACCGTACGCTTGCTAATCCAAGTAATATTGATGCAGGTCAGACAGGCAGTATCTTTGTTGTGCAGGACGGTACAGGATCAAGAACATTGTCTTTTGGTTCTTATTGGAAATTTGCTGGTGGTACTGCACCTACATTGTCTACTGCTGCAGGAGCAGTTGACAGAATTGATTATATCGTATATACTACTACAGCAATTCATGCTGTTGCAACTCTTAACGTAAGCTAAATTAAAGGATAAATAAAATGGCAATTACTTGGTCAATCGTACAACTAGATTATGCTATATCACTAGACGGTGAAACAGATGTAGTAAATAATTCTCATTGGCAGTGCATTGATGCTGACGATCAAGGCAATCAGGCTAGAGTTTATGGATCAGTAAATATTCCAACTGACGATCTATCTAACTTTACACCCTATGCTGACATTACTGAAGCACAGGCACTACAGTGGACGAAGGACGCTATCGGCGCAGAAGGAGTAGCTTCTATCGAAGCAAACATAGCTGCTCAGTTGCAGCTTCTCCAAAATCCTACGGAGGGTAGTGGCACCCCTTGGGCAGCTTAACTTAACACATAAACAAAAGGAGAATGATAATGGGAAAAAATGAAAAAACCCCAATTATTATTGATGACGTAGAATATCAATACGAAGACATGACTGAAGAACAACAGCTATATGTAAACCATATTGCTGACCTAGATCGTAAACTTTCTTCTGCCAGATTTAATGTAGACCAGTTAGAAGTTGGTAAACAAGCTTTTGTTAATATGCTAACAGAATCATTAAAGACTAAGGAATAATAATGGTATTTAATAATAATCTTCTTCTAGGTGCAAGTGGACAGAGTACAGGTCCAGTACCATTTGACCCAACGCTGATTAGTAATTCTGTTTGGTTAGACGGTAGCGCCGATTATTTAGAAAAAACCTTTAGCTCTGCCCCCGGCAGTCAATCCGGCAAGAGATACGTTTGGGCCGTTTGGGTACAACCACCGGGAATTTTTTCCGGTACAGTTTTCCCAGTTTGGAGTGCTGGAACAAGCGCATCAAACGCATACACTGAGCTTAGTTTTTATAATCAGCAGAGCGGTGGTGGTGACGTAGAATTTAACAGCTATAATGGCGGTGGAAGTTATGATTTTAGGCTGCGTCCAACGCAAGTTTTTCGAGATATAGGGTGGCAACACTTTCTTGTGAGTTACGATTCTACGCAAGCAATTGCATCAAACAGAATAAAAATTTATTTTAATGGCGAAGAGATTACATCTTTTGCACAATCAGATTACCCAAGTTTAAATCATGTAGATTTTCCGGGAACTGCTACGGGACACTATATTGGTTCTCGTATCACGAGTACCAAGTATAAAAATTATCAGGCACAACATGTCTTTTTGGATTCAAAATCAATCCAAAATGGTGACGTAGCCGTTACAGATTTCCTAGATACATTTACATTTGGCACTAATGGTTCTCAGTATGTTCCAAAGGCTGACGCAGACATAGCTGCTCTTGCAACTACAGCAGGAGGAAATAGCTTCTGTCTTGACTTTGCAGATAGTGCTGATTTGGGGAATGATATTAGCTCTAACGCTAATGATTTCACACCTAACAGTATGAGCAGTGCTAATCAGTCAATTAGTACACCGTCATTAAATTACGCCGTGCTTAATATTTTGGACAAAGGCAGTTCCACGACAACCTCGGAAGGTGCAACACGGCAACCGACAGCGACTGACCATGTGATTCTTTCGTCGATGCTAATACCAACGACCGGGAAATGGGCAATTTCTGGTCGAGTTGATGCAGGAGATTTTAGCTTTGGTATTTGCACACCGGCACATACACGCACATCAAAAATTGGGAGAACGAATGATAGCTGGGGCGCAATTGACGCACCGGGAGCATCGTTTTTTCGATCTGAGCATGACAGCGTCGGAACAAATTCCACGGTTATCAGCTCCATCAACGACACTTTCATCATCGCTTTCGATGCTGATTCCGGAAAGTTGTGGCTTGGGCGAAATCACAACGGCGCTGGGATTGCGTATTTGGGCGGCGGCGACCCGACAACTGGCGCAACGCCAACTTATACTCTTAGCGCGTCAGAAATGTCGCCGGGTTTGCATTTTGCAGTCGGAAGTCAACTCACGGTATCGTTCGGGCAACGCACACATTTTGAGACTTTGCCGACTGATTTTCTCGAACTTAATAGTGCAAACCTAACAGCACCAGACTATCAAGGTATAGATTATTTCAACGCTACGCTTTATACAGGCAATGGCACTGCAATTGGTTCTGGTGGTAAAGCAGTTACAGGAACAGGTTTTCAGCCAGATTTGGTATGGATTAAGAATAGGGATGCAGCGGACAGTCATATTTTGACTGATGTTGTGCGAGGCGTAACCAAATATATATCGTCTAATTCATTTAATGCCGAAGTAACAAATGTCGAATCGTTGTCTACATTTGACACTGATGGTTTTACAGTTGGTAATTTAGATGCTGTTAATACTAACACAGAAGATTACGTGTCGTGGAACTGGCTTGCTGGCGGCACTGGTTCGTCAAACACAGATGGCTCTATAACTTCAACTGTTACCGTAGCAGGTGCAGGTCATTTTTCGATTGGAACGTACACTGGCACAGGTGCTAATGCAACAATCGGGCATGGTCTAGGTGGCGCACCAGAAATGATTATTGTTAAAAACACAGGGACAGCGGAGAATTGGCCTGTTTATCACAATGGTATCGCAAGCGATGCCGAAACCGATGTGTTGTTCTTAAATAACACATTGGCCGCATCCGACAGCCCGGTTTACTGGAACGATACTGCGCCGACTTCCTCAGTGTTTACTGTTGGCACGGATAATTCCGTTAATGCATCTTCCGGGACTTTAATCTTCTTCGCCTTCCGATCAGTTCCCGGTGTGTGTAAAGTAGGCAGCTACATTGGAAATTCGTCTACTGCTGGACCTTACATAAGTTTAGGTTTTAAACCTCGTTGGTGGTTGGTAAAAGAGACTACTGTTTCTGATTCTGCACATGATTGGTTTGTCGCTGATTCTGCAAGATATACATATAATGGGACTACTACTGCTGGTGGTTTAAATGGTGGTACATTAGAGGCTAATGATACTACTGTTGAAGAAGCACATAGTACAAACTTCGGAAACAATCCTGCTTTTGATTTTTTGTCTGATGGTATCAAGCTCAGAACAAATTCTGGAGTAATTAACGCTACTGGCAGAACTTATATTTACATAGCAATGGCAGATATAGGAGGTAATGGTACACTACCTCCTGTATATGGTAGGTAAGTATGTTTAAAAAACTATTTAGTAAAAAGAAAAAAGCACATGAACTTAACAACTACAGACGATCACAGAGCATCCGTTATGAAGATGTTTGTATGTAAGAAAGGAAACTAAACTATGTGGGCAAGAATTATGGGCAGTCAGTTGGTAGAGATTATTAACCAACCAAAAGCCATGACAATTAATAATGTGCAATATCCTAAGACAATCTTTACCCGTGCTTGGACAGATGAAGAACGTAAGGCACTGGGTATTGTACCTTATGTATATGAAGGTAGCAGAGTAGAAAATATGTTCTACACTTCTTCTGAGTCTGCTCCTGTTGTTGAAGAGAACAGAGTTGTTGTCACCAGAACACAAACTGCCAAAGACATTGATGCTATCAAGGATACAATGAAGAAGCATGTCTCTGATCTACTAAGTGGTTATCTAGCGCAAACTGATTGGATTGTTATCAGAGAGCAGGACAATGGTACTGCAAAGCCAGCAGACCTTGCACAGTGGCGTACAGACCTAAGAGCAAAAGCTGATGCACTGGAAACTGCCATTGATGCAAAGACAGATGTAGCAGGTCTTGAAGCTATGACAGTACTTACACAAGAGATGGCAGATGCAGGTAAAGTTGCTGCAGAATTTAATGACTGGCCTGTTAACCCAAGAGAAACTGCTGTATAATAAATGAAACTTCTTTTTACATTGTTTCTTGTAGCTGTTATTTCAATACTGCCCAGTTGTAGTACAGCACAAGCAAAAGAAGAATTATGGCATATAGGAGATGGAGTAACTGTATTTTTAATATGTGAAACTGAGAAGGACATTCTGGATATTGCTCTTGCAGATTCAAAATCAAAAGAGAATTTTAAAACTGCTATTGTAAAAAAACAACTAAAAAGAAAGTGTGTTCGTCTTAATCCTCCCTCTACTTTTGTAGTGCATGAGATTATAACTACTTATAAAGACTACGATCAAGTCTCTAATGTAGTATTAAAAGTACAGTCAGTCATAAGTAAAAATTTTTTTGGTTACATTCTAATTGCTGGAACAGTAGCACTACAAAAACATAACTCTTTATAAGGAAAGTAAGAATGGCAAGTACATATACTACTCGCATCAGATTAGAAAAACAGGGCGATGGAGAAAACCCTAATAGCTGGGGAGCAATTCTTAATCAGAATGTAATTGATCTGGTTGATGATGCTATTGCTGCATACACTACTGTAATTGTATCTTCTGCAGATGTAACTCTAACAGCCGCTGATGGTACAGCAGATCAGTCTAGGTCAGCTTTCCTTGAATTATCAGGTACTGTCTCTGCAAACCTTAATGTAATTATACCTGAACAGTCAAAAGGTTTTATTGTTAACGATAAAACAACAAGAGAAAATTCTGCAACAATTACTTTTAAAACTGATGCAGGTGCAGGTTCTGCAATATCTGAAGGTGCAATTGCACACATTATTTCTGATGGTGTTTCAGTCTATGGTTTAAATGCACAAGGTTTTGATCTTAGTTCTACCTTTGCTCTTATTTCAGGAAGCAATACATTTACTAATGTGAATGCATTCTCAAGTGCTGTAGGGTTTGCTACAAGTATTTCTGCTACTGAAGCATTTGTTAGCAATGCTGCATTTAATGTTGTCACTACATCAATTGAAACTGTAGGTAAGGCAACATTTACAGGGCAGGTTGCAGGTACACCTGTTACTCTTACTGATGCAACTTCTATTGCTCTTGATCTATCTTCAGGTACAAACTTCCTTGTTACGCTTACTGACAATAGAACACTAGAAAATCCTACCAATACTGCATTAGGTCAGACAGGTCATATCTATGTTATTCAGGATGGTACAGGAAGCAGGACGTTAGCCTTTGGAGATTCATTTAAGTTTATTGGTGGTACAGCACCTACAATGTCTACTTCAATAAATTCAGTAGACCTTCTTGTATATAATGTAAGAGGCGTGTCAGCTATAGATACAGTTTTTGTTTCATCTTTTGGATAAAATATAAATGTCTTCTACTGCATCAACCCTTTCTAAATTTAATTTTAGACCCGGTATTCGCCGTGAGTCAACCCAGTATTCTGAGGAAGGTTCATGGTACGATTGTGATCGTGTAAGATTTAGAGAAGGTAAACCTGAGAATATTAGAGGTTATCAAAAGCATACTACCAATGATATACTTGGTGTAGGCAGAGACTTAAAGACTTGGATTAATAATGATACAATTAAACTACTATCTGTAGGTACAGAAAAGAAACTATATCTTCTTTATAATGATTGGCCTTATGACATTACACCAATTGTAAGTACAGTTAGTATTGGTGATATTGGAACACAGGGTAGCTTCTCTACCAGTGCAGGTTCTAATCTTATTGAGGTAAGCCTTAATAATAACGGCGTTAGTATTGGAGACTTTATTAATTTTTCCAATACATCTATCAATGGATTTGGTACAAATGGTATAGACTTTTCTACTTCAGCATATGGTGGACCTACCTTTGAAGCTGTGAGTGTATCAGGATTAAATCGTTTTTATATTAGTGTTACAAGCATTGCTACAAGTACAGAGACAAATCAAGGTCATGGTGTAGCAGGTTTTCTTCTTGCTACAGGACAACTAAATCCAATTCAAGGTTTAGGTTATGGTGCAGGAGTATATAATGCTGGTGCTTCTACAACAGGAGTGCGTGCTTGGAATGAACCTGCTACCGCTTCTAATATTACTTTTCTTGCAACGCAGTGGTCTTTGGATAACTTTGGTGAAGACCTTCTTGCTGTTCGTCGCGGAAGTAACTTACTTCACTGGGATGCAGATGCAAGTACTGCACCAGTAAGAACTTCAATTGTAGGAACTGCTCCCTCTCAAATAAATAGTATTGTTGTTTCACCTAATGATCGTCATGTTATTGCTTTTGGAACAGAAGAGTATGGTACTTCTACATTCAATCCTCTTCTTATCCGTTGGTCGGATCAGGAAGACTATACTAACTGGATACCTTCAGTTTCTTCTACATCTGGTGAACTGCAGTTAATTGATGGCACACAGATTCAGGGTGGTATTCGTTCTAGTAATGCTATTCTTGTATGGACAGATAAAGCAATGTATGCTTTGCAGTTTGTTGGTCCACCATTTATATTTAACCTTACACAACTAGGTTCTAATTGTGGATTAATTGGTCCACATGCAGCAATTAATGTGGACGGTGCAAGTTTTTGGATGAGTGACAATAACTTCTTTATCTTTGATGGTAGAGTAAGAAAACTAGATTGCACAGTAAGACGTTATCTTTATGATGACTTTAATATGACTAACAAAGATAAAGTCTTTGCAGGAGTTAATTCAGAGTTTCACGAAATTATATGGTTGTATCCTACAGCTAACTCTTCTGAACCTAATGCCTACGTTATCTACAACTTTATGGAAGACACATGGTATTATGGTACGTCTTTCTATACAACATTTAACAACAGTGATGTATTCCTAAATACAATTGCAACAGGAAGAGTTTCTGCTACTGCTGATACATATATCTGGGACAATGAACCTACATCTGTCTTTACTGGTGATGGTCAAGCATTGTCTTCCTTTCTTGAGTCTGCGGACTTTGACATTCAAGATGGCGATCAGATTATGTTTATGAATAAAATTGTTCCTGACTATACAATAAATCAAGGATCAATTAGATTTTCAATTAATACTAAAATGTATCCTGCTGGTAGCACAGTTGAAAAAGGACCATACACTATTAATAACGCCACACAAAAGATTGACTTTCGTGCACGTGGAAGACAGGCAAACATTAGAGTATCTACTGCTGACTCAGGTACTTCATGGAAGTGGGGTAGTGTTAGACTAGGACTACAACCAGATGGTAAACGCTAATGGCTTTTCTTTATCCTGAACTACCACAGTATGCACACTTAGATAAGAATGATGTAGAGAAGTTATACAACTATCTTGTTTCATATGCAGGAGAATTAAAGTTTCTTCTTGAGGCAAGGGATACACAGGTTGATAACTCACCTGCTTCTAAAGTTTTAACAGTAGTCACAGTAGCTTCTATAGGAAGACCTGCTAATGGAGATGTAGTATTTGCTGCAAGTGCAGGTAAGTACAGAGGTTATGTAAGTGGAACAGGATGGGTGGACTTTCACTAATGTATGATATAAATAAAATGGCACAATTCTTGCAGAGTAGTAATTACATACAGAATTTAAATACTGGATTAGTACAGCCACCGGAGTATACTACAGGTTCACCTATGGCATATTCACAAACTCCATTGTATAATAATCCTAATACGTTACATGCTGACATGACACAAATACAATCAAACTATCTAAATCCAAAACAGGTACTGTAATAATGAATTATATAAACCCCAATGCACCAGCAGCAGGACTTACTCGTTTACTTAATATGCGAGACAACAACCCTGCCACACAACTAGCCTATGTTCCTACAAAGGACATTGCAGCTATGGGAAGTATGGGTGGACTGGAGTTTAATCCTTACTCAGGTATTCCACAGGCACGTGGTATTGCTGCAGTAGCTGATGGTGGTAGTATACAGGATGCACCACTAGCACCTGTAGCAGATGAACTTGCAAGCCGTGGACGTTATGGTGACAGTATGTTGTTGCATGTACGTCCTGATGAACTACAGGGACTTGCATCTCTTGGTACATTAACAATCAATCCTGATACAGGACTACCAGAAGCATTTAGTTTTAAATCACTTCTTCCTGTTATAGGCGCAATTGGTGCAACATTTTTACTTGGTCCTGGGGGTGCAGGTTTATTTGGTGGTAGTCTTGGAGCAGGTACTGCTGGTTCTTTAGTTTCTGGTGCTTTAGGTACAGGTATAGCTGCAGGTTTAGGTGGGTTTGCGGGTGGATTAATTGCTGGTCAATCTCCCGGCCAAGCTGCACTAGGTGGTTTAATGTCAGGCGCTACTGCAGGATTTATGGCAGGTCTTTCACCAACTGGTACACCCGTTCCCGGTGTAGAAGGGGCAGTTCCAACACCAGGACCGGGAGAATTAGGAACAATGGCTGGTTTTGGTGGAGCAGGATCAGTACCTACAACAGCAGGAGCGGCAGATTTAGCAGCGGCAGCAGCTATACCAACTACTCCAGCAAAGGCTGCACTTGAGTTTGGAGGAGGAATGTCTGGACAAGAGCTAATATCAGCACCTATTGTTCCGGCAGACGCATCAGGATTTATTCAAGGTACAATTCCATCTAATATGGTAGAACTTACTAAACCATATGAACAAGGTTTTTTGGGTAGATTAACTGGTCCTGATATTTCAAAATATGCTACAGATAATGTTATACCTAAAGGAACAAAAATTCCTACTGAATTATATAGAGAGTTAGGAGGAAGAACTGGAACAGAAAGTCTTGGTGATTTAACAAAATTAACATTTAAAGATCCTAAGACATATGGTCAAATAGGTCTTGGTGTTCTAATGCAACCACCAGAATATGAAGAATTAGATATACAAGAACCAACATTAGGTCCATCCTATGTACCACGTGAACGTACACTTGCTGGTGGCACACAGTCACCTGCTCGTTCATCACAAGAGTATCTTCGCATGGCACTAGAGGGTGGTTATCAGCCACTATCAGAACAGTATCGTTATGTTGCACAGGGTGGACTTGTAGGTTTGGCAGAGGGTGGACAAACTAAACAATTTATTGATCAGCCTGAATTAACTCAAATGTCTATAACACCAGAAAGTCAGAGAGTAAGGAATAATATTTCTCAACCTCAACAAAATATATCTAATAGAGTTTTTGATCAATTAGAAAGTAAAGGTGGTATTATGTCTATAATGTCTCGTTTACTTCTAAGAAATAATCCAGAAGTTATACAATTTTTAAATCAAAATGCTTCTTCTCCAAGAAATTTACAATTAAATGAAATGGGCAGCGGAAGACATTCATACTTTGACACAGCAGATACAGGACTATATCCTAAAGCTGCAGGTGGTTTAGTTAGATTAGTAGAGGGTGGCACACCTGAACAGGGAGTATTACAGTCACAGCTATCACCAGTAGTACAACAGCAGCAACAAACACCACTGCTACAACAGCAGGAACAACAGATATCTGAACGTGCACGGCAGGACGAACTATTACAACGTGATCAGGCAATGTCACGTGGACAGCAGTTTATTGAACAACCTACAGGTAATCAGCAAATGTTTCAGCAGATGCAAAATGTAGGTCAAGTTATTGGACAACAACTAGCACAAGGACCAGAATCATATGCAACTCCAGCAGGCGGTAAAGCGCCTTCAACTTCTTTTAGTACTGGCGCTGACTTTGGATTTAACACAGGTGGGTTGGTAGGGTTAAGAGAGGGAGGAGATATTCCTCAAGAAGAAAGTATTGAACCTTATGTTTCTTTTTTAAAAGAAAAAGAAAAGTTTAAAGCCAAGCCCTATATACCTACAAAAGGAGACAAGCCAACTATAGGTTATGGTCATACAGAAAATGTAAAAATGACAGATAAAGAAATAACAGAAGAGCAAGCTGACTTATTACTAAGAAGCGATATAAGAAAAAGACTACCTAAAATTAAAAATAAAATAAAAGATTTTAATTCTTTTCCGCAAAGTTTAAAAACAGCTATGGTAGGTGAATGGTTCAGAGGAAGTTTAAGTGGTAGTCCTGAAACTATAAAATTAATTAACGCTGGAGAGTATGAAAAAGCAAGCAAAGAATTTTTAAATAATGAAGAATATAGAAAAGCAGAGGAAAGAAAAAGATTAGGAATTAAACCTCGTATGGAACTTGTTTCTAATGAACTAAAAAAACTATCTGTTCCAACAACTAAAGACATGTATGATGATAAACCTTTTAGTTCTGTTTATTCAGGTATGCCCACTGTACAAAAAGAAACTCAAATGGCTAAGTTATCTGATACAGAAAAAGACGCAGGAATACTTTCTATATTAAGAAATATACTTAGTGGTGAAGATAAACAATATGAAGTACAAGCAGGAGATACTTTATCTGCTATTGCAAAACAACAAGGTATGTCTTTAGATGAGTTGCTTGAAGCAAATAAAAATATTTCTGATCCTAATGTTATTAGTCGAGGACAAGAAATAACTGTTCCTGATCAAAGTTCATTTTTAGATAGAGTACGTGGTGCATTAGGTTATGCACAAGGTGGTGATATTGGTCAGTACTTTGAAGGTCAGGTAGTTGGTAATGGTGATGGTATGTCAGATCAAATACTCTTTGAAGTAGAGGGCAACAATCCTGACAAAGCCTTGCTAAGTCGTGACGAATATGTTATACCTGCAGATGTGGTAGCAATGCTTGGTAATGGTTCTTCTAATGCAGGATCAGAACAGTTAGATAATTTTATTAAAGGTATACGTCAAGATTCATTTGGAACACAAAAACAACAAAGACAGCTTAATGCACAACAAGGTTTGAGAGGATTAGTTTAATGGGAGGAGCAAGAGGTGTAACTACAACACCTACAACACCAGCAACACCATCAACAGTACCAGCAACACCAGCACCAGCAACTCCACAGTTGGTAAATCGTGGTGCAGGTATGTCTACACTTCCAGTACCACCAACAGTACCAACAGGTTTTCCAAGTACATCTAATAAAGGTGGTGGTACTGCTGCTATTCCTTCTCCTACATTTGCTTCTGATCCAGTAGTAGCACAACCATTACCTACACCTGTGCAGAGTAATAAAGGTGGTGGTGTTTCTTCACCTCTTATACCT